AGACTATTAAATCTTTCACCCGATAAGGACATTTGTAAATCTTTGATCTCACGAGCGGTCTTAAGACCAATGCCCTTGATATGATCTGCGATCATCTGAGCAGTTGCTGAATTTATATTCAAGCGATGATCAGGTGGAAATGACCGGGGTTCTTCTTTAGCTGCTTTGTCTTTTACTTGGAGAGTTTTTACTTTTTTAGTAGCTTCTTCATCAGGACAGATCTCAGTTTTATAAACGGTGAATAAACGACCATCCTGATCTTCTACCATGAACCAGTCGCCATTATCCCATTCGCTTATAACTTTAAGGCGAGCGCCTGTTTTTTTGTGTTGGTAGAGCATAAGGACCAGAAGAAGTGTTCTGGTCCTAGTGTACCCTAATTATATGAGAGTGCGATTAATTAAGTAGCTTTCGATATCTTCGTAGCCAGGAGCTTCATCTGGTTGGATGTAGCAGATTTCAACTACGAAATAGCCTACTTTACCAGCAGAAGAATCGCCACTAGAAATGTAGTAACCACCAGAGGTTGCAGTACTGTTAGCAGTTTCTTTTGCAAACACTTTTAAAGTGGTAGCAGCAGTAGCAGCGTAGTTTACATTACCGGCTGTTACACCAGCAGCACCAGAGGCGATAAGGAAGGGATTGGTACCAAAAGCTTGTGATCCTGCAGCAAACAAGATTTCACCAACTTGGCTACCTGAAACCGTAGAGGTTAGGTTTGCTTGAATAACGCCTTCACCAATACCAGATGCGGCGGTTGGTGAACCAGCATTACTGCGACCGAATGAAAGTACGTTGCCAGTTGCGGCATAAATGCCAGAAGCAACACGACCATCACCCCAACCAGAAGCTACGGAAACCGCAGTGCGGTAAACGTAAGCAGGAAGGGTAGCAGAACCAGAGATCACCATACCGGTGATATCGGTACGAGTATCGTCTTGACGATAAGGAGAAGGAATGATTACACTATCGGAAGCTACAGCACCAACACCGGAAGTTGCTGTAACAGCAACATAACCACGTTGTTGGAAATAGCGATAACCAGGGAGAGCTAATACAGAAGTAGGGCCACCTTTGGTTGAATCATTAGCACCATTATCATTGGTGTCAATGTTCTTGTACCAAGAGTTTAAAGGTTCTGCCCAGTTACCTGGGTAGATTTTTTTAGCGGACAAATAAGTCATTTATTTTTTCCTTTGGGGATTATTTCAGTGAGTATGTTTAGATGTCACCATCATCAGAAACATAGCTGAATGCAGTAGTAACAAAGTCCTTATTAAGGGCTTCGAAACCAGCATACAATTGCCAGATTAAGATAATGAAACGACTAAAGTCATCGTTGTTGTTGATGAGAACTTGAGCGTTAGGACCACCGATACCTACGCCAATTGCTTGAGGACCAAAGAAGTAACCTTGGGCAACTTCTTGGGAAGCGTAAGTACCACCTGTACCAGCAAAGGAGGTAGTAACATTCTTGCTTGGGAAGTTCGTTGATTCGTAGAACTTCACACCTTCGAACTGAACACCAGTTGGCATTACAGGTTCACCAGCCAAGAAGTAAGCTTGACCAGCTTGTGGACCCATGTAGAAACTAGCGTTATTAGGCATCATGGGGTTAGCCATGTACATGCCTTGACCGGGGTTACCGGCATAACGTGCAATTTCACGGAAGTCAGGATCACGACGCAAGTGCATCATGAATGTAGGATCGCATACACAACGATACAAGCCATCAGCAAAGCTTGGTACGTTGCGCTTACGTAGATCCTTAACAACAGTCAGTAGGTCAGTACGTACTGAGAATTGTTGAATATTGGCGGTATACTCAGTTGCAGTATAGGTAATGCGATTAGAAGAATCTTTCGTCTTACCGCCAGGGAAGAAGTAACCACCTTGAGTGCCAGAAGCTTGCCCATTGGCTTCAGCTTTAGATAGTTCGTCAATGAAGACGCGATCGCGCCAACGACGATAATCATCAAGCAGAGTTAAGCTACCGATTGACTGGTGGAACATATTCAAGTTACCAGTATCCAACAACATGCGTTGGGCGGTAACTAGAGTTTCACGAGCAATTTTAAAAGTACTGGGTTGAGTAGGATCGCCAGGATCAGCAGGGCCAGTATATTCCTTAAGCACCACAAGGACTTTCTCCTTGGTGATGTTACGGCTGTTGGCAGTACCGATGGTTTGATCAGCGATCCGTTCGCGGCTATCCTTAGTACCAGGAGTGCCCCAGAACTTGTAACGATCTAGTTGAACAGTTTGACCAGGTTGACGAGTAAAGTCATGAACCACTACTGGTTCAACAGCCATCTCGGCAATGTATGCAGGGTGGGGACGATAGAGTTCCGCACCTAAGATTTTTGGAAAATCATTATCAATAAACATTTTAGTTTATTCTCCAGATCGCGGGGAGTGTTTTTACGAAGCGAAAGATTCAGACATACGCATGTCTTATCTATCATAAATTGTAGCAGTTAGTAATCTTGGGAGATTACATATATTGCAAAGTAGTTGTTGCAGCACGTGCACCTCTTGTATTACTTGAACCATAAGATTCAGGATCTACATATTGTTGCTGTTGGAATCCAGGGACACCCATTGCTCCTGGTATTGCACCAGCAGCGATACCGCCTAAACTCGCAAGTCCAGCACCAACAGGAACAGCAAGACTGGCAGCCCCTCTGCCACCCATTCTTTCTAATTCTTCAGGGCTGAGATTCAATGGTTTCTGAAGAGCATTCGTAACAAAATTAGGCGTGCCTGGCCTAGAAGCTGTCCCTTCTATCATGTTCCTTATGTCAGGAGAATACTTGCCAGCTAACTGACGAGCACCAAGTAAACCAGCAGCTCCACCAAGGGCACCACCAACTCCTGCAAGAGCTGCAGATCCTGGATCTTCACCTTGAGAAAGAGCATACCCACCTGTTGCTAAACCAGCTCCAAGGGGTATGCCTATTTTTAAACGATTACGCATTGGATTACTCCATTACAAATAGTTTATTTGCAACAGTTTGTGGTTGAGCTTGATTTAAAACACGCCAGGCATTTTGTGGATCATGCGCCATCATTTCATTAAATCCACCCCAGAAATTTTGGGGTTGTTGTGGTGCAGAAGCGGCAGGTGGTGCAGGAAAATTACCATAACCAGGTACTACTTGCTCTGTACGATAACCAGGTGTTTCCAATTCGGCCTCACTTTCATATACAGGATAAGGGCCTTCTGGGCCAAAGAACTTCAAGGTGTAATCACTTAATACATCGGGATTTGTTAAAATCTCGTTATAAGCTAAGTTTTCTTGATGTTCATTTACTGCAAAGTTAGCATAACCTTGTAGTAAACCTTGTGCTTGATTGCCCCAAGCTACAGCACTATCAAGCATGCCTTCAACTTGAAGAGCATAATTATTTAGTATTGCTGGAGCTTCTACCCCGAACGCGTCGATTACTTGGCGGGTTGGGTTGCTTAGGTCCAGGTAATCCGCTACTTCCGCCAGTGAGGGACTGGAGGAGGTTTGGGAATAATTGGTTGAGTAGTCCTGGTTGGGATACGAGGTCTGCGTCGCCAAGTTGGGCGTAGGCTGGCCGTAAGGTGTCTGGCCGTAATTGGCCGGGGCGTAAGCTTGTGTCTGAGCTGAGGGTTGACCCTGGAACGGGGATTGGACTGGTGCGCTCAGCAGTCCCACTACTCGATTGAACGCCGACTCCCATGGGTTCCCCTGTGGTGCTGGTTGGGATTGGGGGGCGTATTGAGTAGGGCTTGATTGGTAATTGATACCCGCCTGAGGCACTACTTGTGGGTAGCTCGTTCCCACTTGGTAATTGACTGGTCCCTGGTAAGCTTGAGCTGGAGCTTGTTGAGCCGGTACTGCCACGTAGCTGCTTGGCGCTACTGATGTCGGTACTTGGCTCATCTGTGGGATCGATTGGACGGTAGCGTCCTGCATAACTCATCTCCTTTTGTAATGCTTCTAATGTTCGATACAGATAAGGTGTGAGGTCAAGTCTCGGATCAGCAGCCATCGGTAAATCCGGTGACTGCGGGTGGGGAGTCTGCATCATGCCCCCCACTAATTTCGCAAAAGCAGAGTATGCACCCTGCAGTTCGTTGACCATTCTGAACGGAAATCCCGATAACATCGAGGCCCGCTCCTCATCCGTTTTTGACGGGAAGAGGTACTTCAGTGCTTCAATACTATCAACACCTAATTCTTGGAGGTTACGTACCACGATAGAATTATTAAGTATATCCTGTGTAGAATCTTCGTATACAGGTCCTAACCACCTCCAAAGCATAGTTATATCCCCATCTGGGATCAATCCAAGTGTGCCAGGGGGAATGAATTGTGTTTCTACACATGCTTTCATAATTTCTTTTATTTTTTCTTCAAATCCTTTTATTGCTACCTCATATAAATCACGATCTTCTTTAGTAGCTTCTGGACTAGGAGGCACTGGTTTTTCAA